ATTCAGCTAAATTTCATCAGAAATTCGTCACTCTTAGTGACTCCGTTGGGATTCAAACCCAAGACCTTCAGAACCGGAAGCGGAATATTTATAGATTGTAAATATCTGTTTTTCAGCTGCTTGTAATATATTGATATTTGTTTTCAGTCAATTATTAGTCAATAGTTACAATTTCTTCATACAACCGAGCACCTGAAACACGTGCGTAATCAGTTTTTTGGGAATATCCTGCGGCTGATATTCTTCTGACTTATTGACTGGAACAAGATGGAGGTAGTCATCACCCTTTGGCGACTTGGTAACAAGTTTTACCGTACGCATATCATTTGTTACTATTCCATATACCTCGCCATAGAGTAGGAAATCACGCCAATCGTGAAGCTGCTTAAGGGCTATGATGTCACCATTGGAGATTAACGGCTCCATAGATTGTCCCGAAATATTGCACCAGCAGTCCGCATCTTCATACTTCTTGAAGTCTATGAGATATTCAGGGTTAACCGTCTGATCATTGATGATAATGTCGAAACCTCCTAAGAAGTCAACGTTATAGTATGGCTTGCCATGTGAATAGCTGATTGTAGGTGCTCCTTCTAATGCAGTTACTCTTTCTCCGAGTTCTGATTTTTCCTGCGAGTTCTCCTTGTTGCAACCTTGATAGTACCTGCGGTTGTCGTTGTTTATCGTCCCGCTGTTGTTGGCATTGTTGGCATCGCCAGACTGAGTTATGTCACCAGTGAGAAACATAGGACCTTCACCGATAAGAATATAGTCTGGGTTCACTTGCTTATACAATCGGGATAACTCCATTACTATATCTGTACTAATGGTATTCCTTCCCTTTTTTGCATTCGTCAACTTTTGTTGAGTAACAAGATTACTTTGTTTACTTAGTTTATATCCGCTAACGTCCAGAGTGTCAAGGACTTTAAAAAAGCGTTTAGTTTTTTCTTCCATATTTTTCTGTTTTTATTTTGTTAATACAGAATTATGTAGTATCTTTGCAATCGCATTTGGTCAAGAAATGCGACTGACATCGCTAAATTTTCCCATTTTGGGAGTTTAGATATTTCACCTCTGCAAGGCTTGACCACTTGCAGAGGTTTTTTGTTTATATACAACCGACCTCTTTATCTGATTCTGATTATCCTATACCACGTGTGGATGGGAATGCTGACGGTTAAAATGAACGCTCGTGTCAGAATACGATGTAAAACAATAACCCTCCGAGGCATCACGGTAATCAGTCCGTGAGGGATGTGCGAAAGAGGGGCGTCGATTGGAATAAGGGGACGCGCACGCAAGTGGATTTTGTAATGCCTGAAAGTTGATACATAGAACCACCTACTTGTATTGACCGATTGATGGGGGTGATAACGAGCTGCCATAAATTGAATTAATCTCCGAACCAAGCAAAACTTAAAGGTTAGCTTGGGTAAGGGGATTATTCACTCAATCCGAAAGTTCCTCCTTGCACCATATATTAAAATTAATATATTGATTATTAATATTTTATATATAATATTATTATGAGAAAAAATAAAATTAACATAAATAGGATATCTACTCAAACTGATTTTGAGGCATGGACAGACGGAAGTTGCAATAACTTATCGCCTTATGGTGAGGGTGGTTCCGCTTATGTTGTATTGAAAAGTGGAGAGCTTGTTCACGAGGCTAAATATGGGCGTATTGGCACCAGTAATAACCGCATGGAACTTCTTGCTATCATTAGTGCAGCGAATTGGATTCCTGCAAACAACTCTGTAACCATTTATTCTGACTCTAAATATGCGATTAACGTTTTGTCTGGTAAATGGAAAGCAAAAACGAATATAGATTTAGTCCGCCTCTATGATACGGTAGCTTCACGGCTCAAGGAAATACGCTTTGAATGGGTCAAAGGTCATTCTGGATTAGAGTGGAACGAGTATGTTGATGAACTCGCCAGTTCCGAAACAGCACGTATAGCAAAAGAGTATAATATTCCTCTTTATACTGCTAATAATAGCCCTAAGTGCCACCGTTAGAAATCAGTTGTATCAATAAGTCAAAGAACAATTAAATATATTTTATATACATATTATATTATGAAACAAATTGTCAAACTATTTTTTGACCGCATTGAACGAGTATTATGGTTCCGGCATTTGTTGTGGACTTTGCGCAGGAACGACAACTCTCCTTTTGTAGATGTCTACGACCACAAAACCAACTCATCGTATAGCATGGACTTAATAGGAGAAGATGTTGTCTCGTGGTTGAATAAGCATCGTAGCGACTATTTGGCTTCCAAGAACAACGGCAATGCCACGGGAACGGAAAACTCAACGGATGTTACGGAAGAGAAGTCTTGAGCGTTTTCCTTTGCCGTTCCGACTGTAATATTTGCAAGAAGCACACCAATGCCAGACTTTCCGTTTTCCTTGTCTGATGATTGCAGGGCTACTTTGAATTTGACATCGGTGTGCTTCCAATATGAATAGTCTGTTGAGGCAGTAATTCTATCCTTGAAAATAGGAGGGCTTACCCTCGCTCCTTTCGATGCACATTTAACCTGCGCATCTTTTACCCCCTCACATATTTGTGTGAGTGTATCGCTTATAAACTCTTTCAAATCCATATTTTCTTTTTTATATATAAAGGTGTATTTGTAAACGAACCTTTCGCAATGTTAAATATTAGTTAAATACTAAATAAATCTGTATTATTCTTTGGTAGTACAGAAATCTTTAGTACCTTTGCACTGTAAACAATTTAGTACAACGGCAAAGGTAAACCTTTTAGTTGAGAAATGCAAGTGTTTACAGCGATTTTTGAACTATTGGTACAAAAAAGATATTGAAAATGAAAAGCTGCAAGATAGACTAACAATCCGTGACCTTGCAGATGGCAGAAGTAAATATAGAACTTAAATAACGCTACGAAATACCTCTATACGTAAGAGAGTAGGCAGGCTAGGGGTCTGTCTCGCTAAATGAATAGATAACGCACACTGCGATTGAAATAAGGTCGCTACTATTCGATTAGGGTGTGCGTACGAATGAACTAAAAACTGATTGATTATGACAAAAGAAGAGTTAGATATTCTCAAAGAGAAAATCGTTGATGAGTTGAATTGGGCTATGGACTCACGAAAAGATGCCATTGATATAATGGTAGACGTAGATGAGAATAACGAAGATGCCTTGTATGCTGTTATCAGGGCGAAATTCACCTATGACGGTTACTATGATGCTGATGTTGACTATTACGAGACGACATCAATAGACTGTTCTATCGTAGATTTAGAGCTTTACGAGAACAATAAGAGAGTTGATACTCCTAATGATTTTTTAAATGAAATAGAGAGAGAAGTAGCATGATACAGATATTTATGGCAGTCGGCGCATTAACTTGCACCGCTGCCGTTGCCAAATACGTTTGGCAGGCAAGAGATAGTTTTAAAGATGTGTATAACCAATTTAAAGAAGAATATGGCAGACGATAATAGAAGTCTTTTCGATATTCTCGAAGACATAAAGGCGTTAGAAGAGGATTTCTTGGCAGAAGCTGAAAAGTTCAAGAAAGAGTATCAGTCTAAGAAGTTGAATTTTGATTTTCTTAATAGTATTATTTCGTAATATATTTGAATTATTGTTTAAGGTTACCTACGGTTCGTGAGAATAGTAGGGTTTTACCCCCACAAAGGGCGTTTAACGCAATGTGTATGGTTCGATTCCATACGTGGGGACTAAGTTATAATCAGGTTAGTAGTTTTAATCATGGTCATTCCTCATGGTTCGTGAGAATAGTGAGGATTTTAAGGGCATCTATGGTAGGTGAGTGGGGTTCGAGTCCTCAATGCCCACGAAACAAAAAGAAGAATATGGAAAGAACATTAAAAGATAGAAAGTACAGTATTACTGGACTATTCAAGCACATCGGGGCTGGTAATAAGCTACATGTCCCATTGAGTTGCTACACTGCCAATTCGGTAACTACTGAATGCACAAGGCAAAACCGTTATGAGGGTTGCGACCCTATGAATAACAAGTTTGCGACCACTAAGAAAGAGAAGGTAGGACATATAACTATTATTCAGAGATATTGATGAATAATCTTACTATTTCTGAATTGGGCGGTATCATTGCTGATTTCGTCCGTGTTGGATATAACCTTGCTATTAAAGATTATGACCCACCACAAGACAAACTAAGGCTGTCAGAAGTCAAGAAATGGCTTAAATTCAGAAAGATAGATTTTAAGACGTTTCAAGAATTAGAGAAACAAGGGCTAATCCATGCTCGCAAAGGTGAGGCGATAAACTCTCCTTTATATTACTCAAAGAAAGAGATACATGAAGCATTTGCGACTATGAGATTAAACCGATTAATAATAACTAATGAATTAAAGGATTATGACATTGATTAGAAAAGCATCGGAATTGAGTATTCCGAACACAATCAAGATGATGATTTACGGACAGGCTGGTATGGGTAAGAGTACGCTTGCCCTTTCGACACCTAAGCCTCTACTATTGGACTTCGATAACGGTGTTAAGCGTATCAATATGTCTCATTTGGAAGGTATTGATACCGTACAGGTCGGTAGTTGGCAAGACGTGAAAGATGTGCTACAAGAGGATTTGTCAGCGTATCAGACTATTGTCATTGACACTATCGGTAAGATGATGGACTTCATCATTACATATAAGTGTGGTTCTCGTCAACCTCAGATAAGAGACTGGGGCGGCATCAATCAAGAATTTTCTTGGCTTACTCGAACAGTAGGAAGTCTTAACAAGAATGTTGTATTTGTTGCTCATCGTGACACTCGTAAAGAGGGTGATGACACAGTCTTTATCCCTGCTCTACGTGAGAAATCTTACAACGCTATTGTTACAGAACTTGACCTACTCGGATATCTCGAAATGAGAAACGATAATGGACGTCAGATGCGCACGATTACATTTGACCCAACAAGTCGTAACGATGGTAAGAATACCTGCAATCTGCCTGGCGTTATGACCATTCCTACCATTGTAGACGCACAAGGCAAACCAACGACAAAGAACGATTTTATCGAACGTTCTGTTATTGCCCCTTATCTTGGTATGCTCTCTGCAAAGGAAGATGAAATCAAGAAATATAACGCTCTTTTGTCAGAGATTGAGGATGGTGTTTCTCAAATCACAGATGCACAGAGTGCAAATTTCTTTACAGAGCATATCAATGACTATAACCACGTAGGCAGTTCATTAATGAAGGCTCGCTCGTTGTTCTCTGCAAGGGTGAAAGAACTCGGTTTGGTCTACAATAAAGACACAAAGGCTTATGAAGACAAAGCAGCCTAATTATAATATTTATCCATCTTTGCTTGATGCCTATCAGCAATATGTAGATAGTGACATTATTTGGGAAAAGTATTGGGGGTTCTGTGACACGCCCCCACATACTCCCGAAGAGTTCCACGATATGCAGTTTCAATCTGTTATTGACCGCATAAACAGAGTACCTTATGATAATGAAGCTGTTGCAAAGGGTACGGCTTTCAATGAGGTCGTAGACTGCATGATTGAACATCGGAAGTCTGACAAGATAGAAGTTGAAAAGATTTATGATGCAGAGTCGAAAGTCGTAGGACTTAATGCAAAGATAGGCGAACGTGTATTTTATTTTCCTATCAGCTTGTGTAAAGAATTTGCCGATTATTATCAATGCGCAGTAACACAGAAGTTTGTCGAGGGTATTCTCTCAACTTGTTTTGGTGATGTGAAACTATATGGATTTATTGACGAGTTATTGCCTTTGTCTGTTCACGACATCAAGACGGCAAGCCAATATAGCGTAGGAAAGTACAAGCGCAATAATCAGCATCTTGTATATCCATTCTGTCTTATACAAATGGGTAATGATGTGAGGACTTTCGAGTATAATGTGGCTGTGATTGGCAAGTACAATTACGAAACTTTCACAGAAAGCTATGAGTTCAATCCGAATCGAGACATTCCTATACTTCGGAAGAGGTGTGAGGATTTCATTCGGTTTGTGAATGAGAATAGAGATTTGATAACAGACAAGAAACTATTTAACGAAGCGTAATGGCAAATCAAATTATTGGAAGAGTGTTCGATATTGGGGATACAAATTCTATCAAGTCAAAAGATGGCAGTAAGACGTACTACAAGCGAGTATTAGTATTGGATGCTACTCGATACGATGGTCTTACAGGGCAGCGTGGTTACGATAACTTCCCTTCTATTGAGTTTAGCGGTGATAATTGTCAACTGTTAGACCAATTGAAGATGGGTGACGTTGTGGCAGTGTCATTTGATCTACAAGGAACAAAATATGAGAAAGACGGACAGACGCGTTTTTTCACGTCTATTCGTGGGTACAAAGTTGAACCAAAGCAGGTGTATCAGCCTGCACAGCCGCAGACACCACAACCGCCTGTTCAACAACCATATTATCCACCGCAGGAAGATAATACACCATTCTAATGATTTACGACACATCCAACCCACTCGATAAGGCTAACTTCCTGCTTCGTGCTAAGAAGTTAGCCGAGAGTGGGGTTATCGTAGACTTGACCGAGAAAAAGCCAAGAAGGAGTTTGCCACAGAATAAGTATTTGCACGTTATCCTTGCTTATTTTGGTGCGCAGACTGGTAATACACTTGAATGGGTTAAGCAGCAGTATTACAAGAAACTTGTAAACCCCGATTTGTTTATCCGTGAAAAGGAAGATAAGTACTTAGGCAGGATAAAGGTGCTTAGAAGCAGTGCTGACCTCGATACGGCAGAAATGAGTTTGTCAATAGAAAGGTTTAGGAATTGGGCTGCACAAGAAGCAGGTATATACATACCATCGGCAGATGAAGCAATACTCATTCAGCAGATGGAAATAGAAATCGAAAGGAGTAAGGAGTTTTTGTAACTCACTTTTTTTCATAATAAGTTTTTAATTGTTCAGCTCGTGGGGAAGCGTCCCCACACTTGCTTTGGTGGCGGAATTGGTAGACGCAACAACAAGTTAAAGAGATAGTCAAACGAACATGATGTGTAAGGCTATGTACGTTGTTTATGCAGGTTCGAGTCCTGCCCAAAGCACAATTTTTGTAACTCATAATTTTAATAGTTTATTTTCACAGCCTCACAGCGGTGGGGCAAAACGATGTATGGTGTAATGGTAGCACAACAGATTTTGGTTCTGTCAGTGGTGGTTCGAATCCGCCTACATTGACTATGTATTACATGAAGAAAAAGAAAACAGACAAACCAAAGAAACGGCAAGCAAGCCAAGCTACTTTGGTCAAGAAACTTGATAAGGTGTTCAGTCAGTATATCAGACTGAGGGACGCTTTTCCTAACGGTACATTTAGATGTATATCGTGCGGAAAGATAAAACCATACGAGCAAGCCGATGCAGGACATTACCACAGTCGCAGACATATGAGTACTCGTTTCGATGAAGAAAATGTTTCGAGCGAATGTAGGGCTTGTAATAGATTTTCAGCCGACCACCTCATCGGGTATCGTGAAAACCTTATCCGAAAGATAGGGACACAGCGGTTTCAGATGTTAGAGGTCAAGGCACATCAGACAAAGAAATGGTCGTGTTGGGAATTAGAGGAACTTATTAAATACTACTCAATATTAGTTAAGAAATTGAGTGATGAGAAAGGGATAAGGATATGATGTATAAACTACGTGATTATCAACAAAAGGCTTCCGATACTGCGGTAGCCTTTTTTAATGATAAGAAAGCAAAGTATAACGCTATCATGGTGCTGCCTACGGGTAGCGGTAAGTCGCTTGTGATAGCTGACATTGCTAATAGATTGCAAGGGCATACGCTTGTCTTTCAGCCGTCAAAAGAGATACTTGAGCAAAACTACAAGAAACTATGCTCTTATGGAGTACTTGATTGCTCTGTGTATTCGGCTTCATTCAATTCAAAGAATATAAGCCGTATCACCTTTGCGACGATAGGCAGTGTGATAAGACACACGGATGACTTTCAGCACTTCAATAACGTAATCATAGACGAGTGCCACTTTGTCAATGCAAAAGGCGGTATGTATGAAGAATTTATCCACGTTACGGGGTGCAAGGTATTAGGGCTTACCGCCACTCCTTACAGATTAAGTTCAAGCAGCTTTGGCGCAATGCTAAAGTTCCTTACTCGTACCCGTC